CTGAGGATAAAAAGACGCACCAGTGCAACCTGATCAGCGATCCGATTGTGCTGGTGCGCTTTTTCACCGACGGCCAGTGCGAGGACTCGCCACCAGTGCCTCATTATTCGACGTAAGCCTCCGCGGCCATCCGGTTGACGAGGCGATTCAAGTACCACTGAGCCTTGCGGGCATCTTCATATGGGTTGTTTTTTAACCACATACGACTGAGGTACTTGATAACCTGCCATTGAAGGCCCCCAAGAACAGGATCGGGCGCGGCCTTCACCCAGTCTTCGAGAACATCAATCACCTCGGTTTTCCCAGCTGTGTAGTGGGCGGGGTGGTTTACGGAATCCACGGCGGTCAGTCGAAATTCGTTCATCATCCTTTAGAGGCTTGAACTTTCTGATCCCCTTGATAGCGCCCGGTCTGTGAATAGTCCTTGTTTGGGAAGGCCATCTTGTGGAACACAATCTGTCCAATCCGCATCCCCGGCCATATGGGCACCGGGTGAAGTACACGAGCATTCACGAGTTCGAGCGTCAAGCGGCCCTCAAAACCCGGGTCGATGTACCCAGCCATGAGATGTTCGATCCCTTCACGGGCACGACTCGACTTGAGTGCCAGCTGTCCCGCCGTGCTGTTTGGGAACGCGAATCGCTCCAGCGTCTCCGCCAGTACGAACTCGCGTGGCTGGAGCATGAACGGCGCTTCCTGCGTGAACCCAGCGATCGAAAAAGGCTGTAGCTCGGCAGTCTGCTTGTCCTCAATCAGCAGGTTCTCGCCAAGCCGCACGTCCAGGCTGGCCGGATTGACCAGCGCTGGATCGTAAGGATTGACCAAACCACGCCTAGCGAGACAAACAATCTCGTAGTCGGGAAGGATCATGCGTCGATGGAAGCGGGCGCGTGGTCTTGCTGGAGCTGGACGTTCTTCCAGGTGTTGCCGTACTTGATGCCGTAGATGGTGGTCACGTGGACCCCAAACTGCGCAGCAATTTGAGAAGCAGGTCGATCACCAGCAGCGAGGAGACGCTTGATTTCCAGAACCTTGGCCTCATTCAGCGACCCCCGGCGACCGCGACGGCGGCGGATGACTTTGGGCTTGGCTTCCGTATCCGCCTTAGGAGCGGTGGCACCAGCAGACTTGGAATCCAGAGAGACACTGACGGACCCGCCGAGAATTGATTGGAGCTTGGTGAGAGTTTGAGTCAGTTCCTTGTGCTGTGAATCAGAAAGGATGTGCATTTGCATGGGTTGGAGCGACAGCAGTGTAGTAGAAGAAGAACTCAGTTATCGAGTTCTAAACGGATTGCAGCTTGAAAGTAACCTGCCACTTTGATGCGGCGGTACTCTCCACCAGCTGCCTCCGATTGCTTGTCCTCAATTTGGTCGTAGCGGAAGCGGGCTTCATTGAGGGCGGCGAGGGTGTCCACATTCAGCATGTGGAGGTCGTCGTTCGAGAGCTTTTTGATCTCGTGTAAGTAGATGGTCCGGTTCAGCAGGTAAGACCTGTAGAAGGGCGCATCGTTCAGTTCAGTCATGCAGAAAGGTTTGGATCCTGCTGCTTCAGCGAGTCGAGACTCGGCAGTTTCAGCTTGAGAATCTCGGAGATTGCCAGCCTTGCCAGGGTAGGAGACGAAATTGAATTGCTCGTGGCGAAGACATACATCAGGTGGCGATAAAGCTGGGTCAAGTTGCGGATCTTGACCCAGTGGGTGTCGCCGGGGATGGGCTCGGTGCCGTACTCCCAGTCGTCGTAGTCATCCGCGTTGCGGAGATCGCTCACCAGCGTCAGCTCAATCGTCCGGGTCGACTGGTGCCCAGTCATCGACGCGGTCGGAGATGAGTTTTCGGAGAAGGGCATCGGTCGCTGGGACTAAGTCTTCATCCGAAAGGTAGAAGGAGCCTCGGCACAAGGCAGGCCCCCATTCCGGCGGGTCGAGGAGCGTTTGCTTGCGGACGAGAACCATCTCATCAACAACAGCAGTGATGTGGAGGAGGCCGTCATGGTCAAACTCAAGGCTGTCAATTTCAAGAACCTGGCTCACTTGCTTTCCTCCACGGCAGTCTGGCCAGGGTCAAGGGAGTCCATCCACTCGTCCCAGCTCATCTTCAGGAATTGCTCCAACTCCTCAAGCTCTGCGAGTCGGGCGATATAGAAGGCGGGGCTGACGATGCCGGCCTGCTCCATCTCGGTGATCTTCTGTTGCATCACAGCCTTGGCCGCCAGGACGGCGTAATACCAAGGGCTGAGCTTGAGGTTGGGGATTGGCGTGGTGTGGTTCATGTAATTCAGTAAAAAAGGCAGGCCATCGCTGACCTGCCCTTAGCGTTACACAGAAGAACCGTGCGGTCAAGCCCCGGAGCGGCTAAATTTCCCGGGCAAACTTTTATTGAGGAATCTCTAAGCGTCCGCCGACGGCAGGCGACGGTGAGGGGAGGACTGCTCCGGCAAGCTCCCCACCTGCCTCACTCATCAACGCCAAGGTCAACGGGCTGGTACTGGGTCAGTACGCACACGTCAGCCCCTTGCCGCAGAGCGGTGCCCACCACGTAGCTGAACTGCGCTTGGGCATCCGGGCATTCTTCGATCTGGTATTCCTCCACCTCGCTGGCGGAACCGTTCCCCTTCAGCCACTCGATCCTGATCACCGCCATCAGCTCGGTGGGGATGTCACCGATGGTGTAGGCGAGGACAGGCTTACGAAACGGCTTGGGAGGAGTCGGTTCAGGTTTCGCCACGGGATCCCTCCACAACAACCAGCCCGCGATGCGCACCAGCCCTAGGAAGAGGTTAGGTATCCGAATCGAAGAGTGAAACCGGTTCGTAGTTGACGATGCGATCGGCTTTTCCACGGTTGCAGTCTTTGCAGAGTGTGCGCAAGTTGCTGATGTCATTGCTCCCGCCTTTGGATACGGGAATGGTGTGATCGACTTCAAGTTCCGCGCCGTTGGCAGCCGAAGCACCACAGTCCTGGCACCTGAACCGATCCCGCTCCAGCACTTTGTGCCTGGTGCGTACAGACACGCAACGCTTTGACTGCTGCATGGCCGTGTAATACTTTTTAGCTACTTTTCTACCGTCAAACTCCTTTCTGCAATACGGAATATTGATACCGGAGTAACGAAAAATATCTTGAAAAGCGTGACCTAAATAGAAGGTTGCGTTTGTTCCGTATTGATATGAGTCTTTACCTGTCATGTGTAAAATCCAGCTAAAAATCTCTTGGATGTCTGTTATATCGTCCAATACTATTTCGTAGTCTGCGGCTTCGTTGTATAGCATGTAACCCACTTTGCCTTCGTATTCGTACGCCTCTAAAGCCCAAGGACCCCAAGTTGTGTACAAATTGTTTCCGCCTTTGACGTGATCTTTATCTATCAAATCTTGCAGACTGCGCGATGAAAAATTGCCACTGGAATTTTTATACGCTGCTTCTCTTGCCGCTACAACTAGCTCCGTGTACGGGTTCTTGTACGGGGGCTTTGACATAGATTTTGCGGAGCAAGCTCCGGTCGAAGGTGGACGGGGCTATGCGGCCACTGATGTGGTGACGCATCGGAAGGGGAGCCAACCCCCTTCCTTTGCCGTGCGGGGAATTTAGCCCCAGAACTCCTTGGCGTCGTCTTGGAGCTGTTTCAGCCGCTCCGCCGAGGGAAATTCCCTAATCACACGGGAACTTTCGGAAAAGTCCAAATCCTCGACGGCGACTGGGGTTTGAGTTTTCCGACGGCTTTCGGAAAAGTCCCCTTTCGGAAAAGTCCCAGCCTCCTTCTGCGTCGCTTGGGTCTCATCTGCGACTTCCGGGGTCACACCAGGCTCAGGACTTTTCCGAAAACCACCTTTTCCGAAACCCTTCGGAAAACTCGAATCGCTCTCCAGCACTGGAGTCTCGACTTTTCCGACAGGAATTTTTGTGTCCCCCCGCGTGAGAGAGGTAAATCCAGGCACTGGAGCAGCCACCGCTCGGTAGAACACCGGCGGCCTCCCCTTGAAGGTCTGACCTTCGGGTGGAGCACACCGCTGGATGAGCTGCTGTTGCTCCAGCTTCTTCAGCGCGTACTCGTTGGCGCGATCCAGATGACTGCCGCCGATGTCCTCGTGGGCACAGATCTCCCGGAGGGTCCAAGGCCGCTGTTCCTCCCGCATGGTGCGCAGAACCTCCAGGACGTGCTCTGAGGGGCTGCTGACGGCGCTCTCACGGGCCTTGAGGTGCGCGATCTGGTACGTGAAGTCCTTGAGGAGCCTGAAGGTCATCTCAACGCCCTCACGGTCGTCCCTGGACTTCTCCACGGTGACGATGCGACTCATGGGCATCAGGCCCCGCTCAGCCATTTCCTGCTGGGTCGCCTTGCGCATGTTCCAGGTCTCATCGACGGCGGCCCGAATCGCTGAGCTGCCCCTGAAGGATCCAGACTTCGTATTGTGATGTATAACAATAATAGTGCAGGCATCAAAATCCAGACCATTTCGCCGCGCAAGTTTCTTCAAAGGCAGCGCATATTCACGCCGATTTTCTTCGTACGGATTGCTGTCATTACAGCCATCAAGACTGTCAATGATCACCAAGTCGTATTTGTGTTTTTTCTGGATCTTGCAGAACTTGCGATACCACATCATGTCCCACTCACCGATGACATCCACGCCCCGGTCAACACCGATCTGCATGAACTGGCGCCGCACGATTCGCTCGTTCTGATCGCCGTTCAACCACAGCACTTTCGACTTGGGCACCTTCACAAGTCCGCCAAAGCAATCGAAAGGTTTGCCCTGCGATAGATGCTTAGCGATGGTCTGGCACATCGCGGTTTTGCCAGTACCGCCATCGGCGTGGATCAACAGCGTCCAAGGCTTCGGCAGCAGCCCAGGAATTAGATAGTCGAAGGGAGTGTCTTCCAGATCAACCACCGGCGTTGGAGCGAGATGCTTGCTCCGCTCATAGGACATATCAGCGTCAAGCATCTTGTCGATGGCTTGAGCACCTTGAGTCCGTCCAGCCCGCAGAGCCAAGACGTGCTTGGCCTGATCCAGCAACGCCGGGTTGTCGATCTCGTCTTCGAGCTTTTTGGCCTGACGCAGAACGTCCTCACCATTCAGGTAGGAGGCTTCCCAGCGCTGGACCTTGTTCTGCTCGATCTCAGCGACAACATTGCGGAGATCTTCCGGCAGCCACATGCGGCCTGGAACGATCTGGTCCGCCATGTAGAAAAGCGAGCCCAGGGTGACGGGACCCTTGCGGAAGGACTTCCAGACCTCCTCGCAGGGGTTGGCATCAACCCAATCATTATGAAATTCGGGGTCTTCTGAGGACCACGCCGACCAAAGGGTCATACCGAGGTCAGACGGCAACTCCGAGTGGATCGCCATCCCGACTTTCACCCAGTGATCCCGGCTGCCAACGCCCTGGCCGGGGATGACCTTCAGTGCGGACTGAATGATCTCGGCAACCTCGTTGGGATCCCGGTCAGAGAAGTCGAGCGCCTTGCGGTTCTTGATGAAGCCACCGTCCTGCAGCTCCTTACCGCAGTGATCGCGCATCTCTGCCAGCAACCATTCCGGCGCCTCAGGGATCAGATCAAGATCACCCTCAAAGCCGTAATGACCAGCTGGAGCCTTCCCATCACTGGAGCCCGGATAAGCCCCGTAGATGACGCCCTGACGGCCCCAGAGGACCTCGTAACCCGATCCGGTATCCGACAGTCCAAAGCCTTTTACTTTTGTCCACAGGCCCTCAGGGACGCGAAAGAGATACTTCGCCGCATTGGCCTTGGTCGAAGTAACGACTGGAGCAGCTTCAAGCGTCTCGCCCCACTTCTTTTTGAGACGCGAGAGGTTGTGATCCACGTCAAGAATCACAAGACCACCGCTACGCGGACCGGTGAAAGCACCAACGGCCTGGAACACCTCCGGCTTCCGGTCCACCTGCAACGCCACGTCAGCAGCGTTCATGGACTGGTGGTGACTGCGCTCCAGCGGCGTCTTGCCCTTGCTCTCCTTACCTGACTGGAGCTTGCAACCCTTGGCGTAGATCGGCGCGTATGCGATTCCTGCAGGCAGCTGCTGGATAAATGCGAGCAGCTCTTGCGTCTTACGGGACGACATTGTAGACTCTTACACGAGAATGTTCAGACACGCCCTGCGACTGGCAAACCCCAGTCACGGGGCGTTTTCTCATGGTAGCCCCAATTTTTGCATGTGCTAGTGTGTTACACGTTGCCCGTCAATAGGCGACCATACCCAACCTGAAAAACCATGGGATTCCTTTCCAAACAAGCCTCAGCGACCGTTTCCAGCAGCGGCACCGGTGGCGGTTACCTGCAAGTGTCGAAGCTGTCTGACGGCGGCTCCGTGCGCTTTGCACTGCTGTCCGACGAGCCCCTTGAGTTCTACGAGTGCTGGGGCACCTGCGACGGCGCATCCAAGCCTTTCCGCTTTGATTACGAGCCCACCCCCGAGGATGTGGCTGCAGAGATGGGCGACTTTGAGCCCCGCGAAGGTCGTGGCGGCCCCGGCACCATCGACATCAAGTTCGCCATTGCCGTGCCGGTTTACAACTTCGACACCGGCAACGTCCAAGTCCTGAGCCTGACTCAAAAGTCGATTCTCAAAGAGATCGACGCCATCTCCCAGATGGAGGATTACGACAACCTGCTGGAGTGGGACTTCAACCTCAGCAAGAAAGGTTCCGGCCTGACTACTGAGTACACCCTCCGCCCGGTGCCCCGTAAGAAAGGCGCCCAAGAGCACATCGACGCTGCCTGGATCGAGGCCAAGTCCAACGGCTTCGACATCAGCCGCCTGCTGACTGGAGGCAACCCTTTCAAGGCAGCTTGAAATGGACGGGCATGATCCACTGGCCGTGGAGTGCATGAACTGCATGTACGGCGAATTTGAATGGGTAGATGACCTTCGTGTCAAGCGGGCAGGTATCTGTCGCCGTTACGCACCTCGCCCATCAGATGATGTTTCGAACAAAGCCATATGGCCCCAAGTTCTGAACACCGACTCTTGCGGTGAGGGCAAATTTCGCTCTGCTGTCTGATTGAAGTTCGGCCCCGTCATTGCGCGGGGCTTTTTTCTTATGAGCCACTACTTCAACACATTACAAACAGAAATCCTGCACAACTCCATCAGCAAGGACTGGGCAAAAGCACGGCAGGAGTGGGACGTAGCAGATATTTATGAGGAGCACGATGGCGTCTGTACTTGCGGGTATCACCCCATAACGCAGCACAACATTTTGCAAAATGTGCATACAAAGGCCACGCTCGTTGTAGGCCGCGTCTGCGTAAAACGATTTTTAGACAAGCCCGAGCTGGAGAAGATCTGGCGAGCACTGGACAAACTAAAAAACAACCCTGGGACGACAGTTCCCCTGGTTTTGATTGATCTTGCACAGCAACGAAGCTGGTGTAGTCACAAAGAGGCAGAGTTTCTCCGCGACATCCGGTGTAAACGCGAGCTCAGCCTCAAGCAGGAGAACTGGCGCAATCAGCTGGCACGCAAGATCCTCTACAAGGCGATGTGGAAAGATTGACATGTCTGCTAATATCCAAGAGGGAAAAAGTATCTACGTGGCCTCCAACACACAAGACGCCTTAGCAGCACTAAGGAAATGGAGGCTGGAGCAAGACAACAGTGGCCCATTCAGGGTCTACCGGGACCACAAAGGAGAGGTATATCACTCTGTTACACACATCCTGAAGGAAACAAGCGATAAAACCGGGCTGGAGCGTTGGGAAGCACGGCTGGGGCCAATCGAGGCCACCCAACAACGCAACGTTGCAGCCACCCGGGGCAACATGGCCCATTCACAGGCCGAGTATCTCCTCAAGACAGCTCAACAGCTGGCGCGTAATACCGCAAATCGCCGCAATTCCATTCGCTGGGACGATCAAGGACTGGCGCGAATCCCCGCCCCCATCACCCA